AGGAATGAAGGGTTGGAAGATTTTGAGGATAAGGAGGCACCAAAGAGGGATGATGGACAACCCTATGGTATGAATACTAATAAGTTCAGACCAGATGGCTCAGAACGAAAACCTGTTCAACCGAAGAAAAACAATCACCCAACAGTAAAACCAACTGATTTGATGTTATATCTTATTAGAATGGTTACTCCAAAAAGTGGAACAACACTTGACCCTTTTATGGGTAGTGGTTCAACAGGTAAGGCTGCAGTTAGAGGTGGGTTTGATTTCGTTGGTATAGAAATGGATAAAGAATATATGGAGATTGCTAAAGCAAGAATCCAATATGAACAAGATAATCCTTACAACGAAGAAAAAGGAGAAAGAATAGAAATAAATAAAAACTCAAATAAATTTTGGTAATATGAAATTATTATTAGGAGATTGTATAGACAAACTCAAAGAGTTAGATGATAATAGTATTGACTCAATAGTTACAGACCCTCCATATGGTTTATCCTTTATGGGAAAGAAATGGGATTACGATGTTCCTTCACAAGAGATTTGGGAACAATGTTATAGAGTTCTAAAACCAGGTGGTCATCTTTTATCATTTGCTGGTAGTAGAACTTATCACCGAATGGCGATTAGAATAGAAGATGCGGGATTTGAGATTAGAGACCAAATCATGTGGATATATGGAAGTGGCTTTCCTAAATCACATAACATTGGTAAAGCAGTTGATAAACAAGGTGGAAATTCACTTGGTAAAGAAGTTGCTGAACTCGTAAAGAAGAAACGATTAGAAATGGGATTATCTACTATACAACTTGCTGAACTTGGTAAATTTTATGGAAAAACAAATCATGGAGGTACTGTATCTAATTGGGAAACAGGTAGGGGTAGTATAACACCAGAACAATTTAATAAACTTATAGAAATATTAAATTTAGAAAATAATCCAATTATTGAAACTAAAAGAGAAGTTTTAGGAAAACTAAAAACAAATCTTGGTGTAATGCAAAACATTGGTGGAGATTATACACCAGGTGAAATCGAAGTAACCAAAGGAAATACTGAATGGGAAGGTTGGGGAACTGCTCTTAAACCCGCACATGAACCAATAGTAATGGCAAGAAAACCACTTTCAGAAAAAACAGTAGTTGATAATGTATTAGAGTGGGGAACAGGTGGAATAAACATAGATGAAAGTAGGATAGGAACTGAAATTATCCCACAAAAAAGACATATTGGTAATACATTTTCACAGGTATATAAAGAAAACAATAAAGACACACCTGATGTAAAAAGTTATGAAAATCTTGAATGGGAGTATCAACAAGGCAGATTTCCTGCAAACATAATCTTTGATGAAGAAGCTGGTAAAATCTTGGATGAACAAACTGGTATATTGAAAAGTGGTAATCTAAATGCAGGTCATAAAAGAGGTGTTGGAACGGGAAATAGTTATGCCAACGGCGGTGGTGGTGGTATAATAGACAGAAACTATGGTGGTGATGAAGGTGGAGCATCTCGTTTCTTCTATTGTCCAAAAACTTCTAAAACTGATAGAAACGAAGGGTTGGATGGGTTTGAAGAAAAGAGAAAATCTCATATAACATCGCAGAACTTTGAAAATGCATTAACGGGAGGAGGAAATACTCGTAATCCTTATAGTAAAAATAACCACCCAACTGTAAAACCAACTGATTTGATGTTATACTTAATCAGATTAGTAACTCCAAAAGGTGGAACAACTCTTGACCCGTTTATGGGTAGTGGTTCAACAGGTAAGGCTGCAGTTAGAGGTGGGTTTGACTTTGTTGGTATAGAACGAGAAAAAGAATATATGGAGATTGCAACTGCTCGTATTCAATATGAGAAAGATAATCCATATGATAAACAAAAAAATAAAAGGGTTAAAATTAACAAATCATCAAAAAAATTTTGGTGATAGTGTATCAAAAAATTATCACACCCCTCATTAAAAAATTAAGTTAGTATAACAAAATTAAAAAGTTAAAAAAAATAACACAAAAACAATTTTGTTTTTGGATATATATGATAATTATAAACACCCACTCGAAGTAGAGTGGTTCTAATCAATTTTAAAAAAAGGAATATTTTATGGCAAATTCACAAGAACTTTTTGAACAAATTAAAGATTTGTTTGTTCAATTCGAAGAAGAACACAATGGTTCATCAAAAGCAGCTAAATCGAGAGCTAGAAAACACATCGGTGAAATTAAAAAACTTGTAACAGATTACAGAAAAGCATCAGTAGAAGAAAACAAATAAACACATAGGTTATAAAAACATGAGCAAACTATTCCAAGAAAGAATTCCTTTCAAACCATTCGAATATCCAATCTACTATAATGAAGGTTGGTTGAAACAGGCACAAGCATTTTGGCTTCATACTGAGATACCCATGCAAATGGATGTTAAAGATTGGAACGAAACACTTACATCTGAAGAAAAAAACTTGGTAGGAAATATCTTACTTGGATTTGCTCAAACCGAATGTGCAGTTTCTGATTATTGGACAACGATGGTAACCAAATGGTTTCCTAAACACGAAATCCGTCAGATGGCAATGATGTTTGGTTCACAAGAAACTATCCATGCTACTGCATATTCTTACCTAAATGAAACATTAGGGTTAGAGGACTTCGAGGCATTTTTGCACGAACCTGCAACTGCCGAGAAGTTCGAACTCCTAACTTCAACAACTGCTGATTGGACACATGAAGATTTACAAACCAACGAAAAGGCAAGACAAGAAGTTGGTAGAAGTTTAGCAATCTTTTCAGCATTCGCTGAAGGAGTATCACTATATTCTTCATTTGCGGTACTCTACTCATTCCAAATGAGAAACAAGTTAAAAGGTATTGGACAACAAATGAAATGGAGTGTAAGAGATGAATCTCTTCATTCTCGTATGGGTTGTCAGTTGTTCAGACATATGTGTGATGAATATCCTGAATTGTTAGAACAATGTAAAGATTCAATTCAAGAGGCTTCAAAATTAATCGTAGAACTCGAATCTAATTTTATTGATAAGATGTTTGAGATGGGTGATTTAGAAAACCTATCAGCATCTGATTTAAAAGAATTTATAAAAGCAAGAACCAACTCTAAGTTGGAAGAATTAGGATACGAAGGTATCTTTGAATATAACAATAAAAAAGCAGATAATCTCGATTGGTTCTACCACTTGACTGGTGGACATACTCACACCGATTTCTTCGCAATAAGACCTACTGATTATAGTAAGGCAAACGAGGGTGAGGATTGGGATGATTTATTTTAAATAAAAGGTTACAATTATGACATTTGATGAATTATCAGATAACGTATTAGTTTGGGCACAGGAGAAAGGAATCCTTGTAAAAGATAATGCTCCCAAACAAATGTTAAAAGTGTTAGAAGAAGTTGGAGAAACTGCAGGAGCACTTTTAAAAGGAAACGAAACAGAGATTAAAGATGGTATTGGAGACTCTTTCGTTACACTTATTATTTTATCTAAACAATTGGGTTTATCACCAACAGAATGTTTAGAGGCAGCATGGAATGAAATAAAAGATAGAACAGGTAAAACTGTTGATGGTGTTTTTGTAAAGAATGAAAACTGATTATCACATTAGAAAACACCCAGTCATGGGAGGTAGAAGTATTAAATATTATCCAAATACTTCTGGTATTGCTATGAATATGTTGTGGAGAGCAATAAAGTATAATATTATAAAATTAAAAAGAAATGGCTAAGATAAATTACGGAGAAGAATTAGGTTGGGAACTTGATGTAGATTTTCCATCATGGGGTAATACAGAGATTTATGTAAAAACAATCTCTAAAGGTTACTTACTTGCTGGTGAAAAACCTAAAGATGCTTATTGGAGAGTTGCAACACGAGTAGCTCAGAGATTAAACAAACCACATTTAGCAACTAAGTTCTTTGATTATATTTGGAAAGGTTGGTTGAACTTAGCAACCCCAGTCCTTTCAAATACAGGCACTGATAGAGGATTACCTATCTCTTGTTTTGGTATCGATGTAGCCGATTCTATTTATGATATTGGAAAAAAGAACTTAGAACTCATGTTACTTGCTAAACATGGTGGTGGGGTTGGTATAGGTATTAATCAGATTAGACCAGCAGGTGCACCAATTACAGGTAATGGAACATCTGATGGTGTTGTACCATTTACAAAAATATATGATTCTACAATCCTTGCAACCAATCAAGGTTCAGTAAGAAGAGGTGCCGCATCGGTTAACCTTAACATTGAACACAAAGATTTTGAAGAGTGGTTAGAAATCAGAGAACCAAAAGGTGATGTAAATAGACAATCACTCAACCTACACCAATGTGCAGTTGTAGGTGATAAGTTTATGAGAAAACTTCAAGATGGTGATGAGGTTGCAAGAAGAAAGTGGGGAAAATTACTACAAAAAAGAAAAGCAACTGGTGAACCTTATATCATGTTTAAAGGAAATGTGAATAAGAATAATCCAGAGATGTACAAAAAGAATGGATTAAAAGTATTCATGACTAATATCTGTTCGGAAATTACTCTACATACAGATGAGAATCACTCATTCGTTTGTTGTTTATCTTCAATCAACTTAGCAAAGTATGATGAGTGGAAGGATACTGATTTAATTTATACCGCAACTTGGTTCTTAGATGGAGTACTTTCAGAGTTTATTCAAAAGGCTAAGAACATGAGAGGATTCGAAAACTCAGTTGCATCTGCAGAAAAAGGTAGAGCATTAGGATTGGGAGTTTTAGGATGGCATACTTACTTACAACAAAGAGGTATTCCATTTGAAGGTATGGAGGCACAGTTTGAAACTCGTAAAATCTTCTCCCAAATGAAGATTGAATCAGAAAGAGCATCTCGTGATTTAGCAACAGAATATGGTGAACCACTATGGTGTAAAGAAAGTGGATTTAGAAACACACACCTTAGAGCAGTTGCACCAACAGTATCCAACTCAAAGTTGAGTGGGAATGTATCACCAGGTATTGAACCATGGGCAGCAAATATATTCACAGAACAAACTGCAAAAGGAACTTTTATTCGTAGAAATAAAGAATTGGAAAAAGTTTTAAGAAAAGCAGGTATTAATAATAAAGATACTTGGGACCAAATCTTAGAAGATGGTGGTTCTATTCAAGGATTAACCGAACTCGATAAGTGGTGTTACTTAGATGGTAAGATGGTTCTATGTGGTGAAATAGAAAATGGTGATAGAGAAAAAATCTACCCTGTCAAGGATGTATTTAGAACATTTAAAGAAATAAATCAAATGGATTTAGTTAAACAAGCTGGTGTAAGACAACAATATATTGACCAAGCTGTTTCATTAAATCTTGCATTCCCTTCGATTGCATCTCCAAAGTGGATTAATCAAGTTACTTTGGAAGCATGGAAACAAGGAATCAAAACGTTATATTATATGAGAACTGAGTCAGTACTCAGAGGTGATATCGCAACACGAGCAGTTGACCCTGATTGTGTAGCTTGCGATGGATAATAATTAAATAGGAGAAATTATGTTAGAAGTAAAGAAATTTTATGCAACTTGGTGTGGTCCATGTAAAATGTTAACACCAATTATGGAACAGGTTAAAGGTAAGTTTAATGATGTATCATTCCAAGATATTAACATTGATGAACAATTTGAAGTAGCACAAAAGTACTATGTTCGTTCAGTTCCTACGGTTATTATTGAAAAAGATGGTAAAGAAGTTCAAAGATTTGCAGGATTACAATCAGAGATGGCATACTCAAATGCACTCAATGAATTAAAAAATTAAAAAAATATTTGGATTTATCAAATATTTTTCGTATATTTGTATCAAATATAAATCTTAATATATGGCATCAATAAAAGTTACATTCAAAGAAGAAAAAGAACAAGTAATAAAAGGAACTCCAAAAGTTCCATTTAACAAAAGTAAAAAACTAAGTAGTATGGATGGTTCTACCGTTTTATACTATGTAGAAACAGAAACTGCTTTTAAATTAAAGATAGATTCTAAAGTGGATTTTACTCAAAAACATCCACAATATGAAAACTATCATTTAATTACAATACCAATCGATAGAATATAAAACAAAATTTATGTCAAAAACCTTATGGTTTTTTAGTAATAGGTTACGAGGAGAATCTCATCCAAAGGCTAAGCTAACAACAGAACAAGTATTACAAATTAGAGAACTCTATTCAAAGGGGTTCTCTACTAATGTTATAGCTCGTAATTTTAAAGTATCCACTTGGAATGTGGAAGAAATTGTTAAGAGAAAAACTTGGACACACTTATGACAAGCGGAGAAGATTTATTTGCAAAATATGAAAAGGGTACTTATGATGGTGAGTACCCTACTATACTGCCTGAAGATTGGGAACTAATCAAAGAAACTTATCCAAAGGATGAGGTAAAAGAAAAATTAGCTGAAATTTTTATGAGATATCCGATTCCTTATGCGGATATTACTGAAGAAGATGCTTATAGTGATTATCTAAAACTAAAAGGATTTAGATGGAATGAGTATCTAAAGGAAGGTGAGTGGTTTCCACGAAAGGCTGCTCAAACTCGTTACCCATTGACATACGAAGGAAAACAAGTTTACTTCTCACGAGTAAATACAGGTAATAATGCATCAAATTACTTTCAACAAAAAAATAGGTGGTCAGTAGATGGAGCGGTTTCACCTGGTCCAAAAAGAACTTGGGAATCAAAGAAGTTTATGACATCTTTGATGGGAGCTGCATATTCTTTAAAACTGCCACAAGTTGGTAAAAAAGAATTAAGAACTATGATTGGATTGAGAAAATACATATGTGCTCAATTCAAACCAAATGTAGCTAAGATGTTCTACGATATGAATGAAGCTAAAACAGTTCTTGATTTCTCAATGGGTTGGGGTGATAGATTAGCTGGTGCGTTTTCAAGTGAAACTGTTGAACATTATGTAGGATTAGACCCACGAAAAGAAAATCATCCTTACTATGAACAACAAAGAGATTTTTATACTAAACACACTTCGTTCTTTGAATCACCAACTAAAACTGATTTCTATTGTTCACCTGCTGAAGATTTCGATTATAGTGAATATCAAAACTATTTTGATTTAGTTTTTACTTCACCACCATATTTCTCAGTAGAACGATATTCACACGATGATACTCAGAGTTGGGTAAGATATAAAAACATTGATGTATGGAATGAACACTTCTTACACAAAGCACTTGGTAAGATTATACCAACTGTTAAGAAAGGTGGTAAGATTGCAGTGAACATTGCAGATGTTTATACTAACTCATCTTGGAGTACAGATAGACAATGGTTAGAAATTACTAATCCTATGGGAGATTTTATAACCTCTCAAGGTCTAACTTATAAAGGTTGTATTGGTATGGAAATGGCCAAAAGGCCAAATAGTGGTGGAGCAGGAACTGCAAAAGATGAATCACAATATAAAGAAGAAACATTAAAGTTGGCAGAAGAAACAAAAGATAAAAGATTTTGTGAACCAATTTGGATATTTGAAAAATAATTCGTATATTTGTAACTATGTATCAAAACGCTTATTATCAACGAGAAAGAAATTTAATGCATGTTTGGGACGACCAACGAGGTTATATGAGTTTTCCTTATACACGATATGCATATGAACCAGCAGAACGAGGGGAGTACACTTCAATTTATGGTGATAAGTTAACAAAGATTTACAAGTTTAAGAAAGATGACCCCAATCTGTTTGAATCAGATGTACCAGAAACTACAAGAGCTTTAGTTGATTTGTATTCTGATTCTGATGAACCATCTACTGGTCATGTAATTCTCACATACGATATTGAGTGTGAAATGGAAAGTGGATTACCAGACCCTCAAGAAGCGAAGAACGAACTTACTTCTATCGCACTCCACGATTCTGCAACCAATCAATATTGGGTTTTGGTTATGGATAAAGAAGGGATACTTGAAGAAAAAACTACTGATAAGTGTATTGTTATACCTTTCAGAGATGAAAGAGATATGTTGATGAAATATTTAGAGTTATATGAGATGATTAATCCATCTATTGTAACTGGCTGGAATATTGATTATTTCGATACACCAATGTTGTACAACAGAATCAAACGATTATTGGGTGAGAAACAGGCAAATAGATTATCACCAATTGGTCAATGTTTCTGGTCTCCTTATAGAAAGAGATTTTTTATGGCTGGTGTATCTTATTTAGATTATATTATTCTTTATAAGAAATTTAATTATGGAGAACTACCAAACTATCGATTGGATACTATTGCTCAAATCGAATTGGGTAGAGGTAAGATTGAATATCAAGGAAACTTAGACCAATTATTCAGAGATGATATTGAAAAGTTCATTGAGTATAACCTTGTCGATGTTGAGTTAGTTGTAGAATTTGATAAGAAATTAGAATTCATTGATTTATGTAGAGGTATTACTCATGCAGGCCATGTTACATATGAAGATTTTGTTTATTCATCAAAATACTTAGAAGGTGCATTACTAACTTATCTTAGAAGAAAAGGGTTGGTTGCTCCAAATAAACCTGCTGATAGAGAAGAAAGAATGCAGGCTATTAGGGATAACAATGAAGAAAAGTTTATTGGTGCTTATGTAAAACCGCCAATAGTAGGTAAGTATGAGTGGATTTATGATTTAGATTTAACTTCACTATATCCTTCAATCATTATGACTTTGAATATCTCACCAGAATCTAAGATTGGTAAGATTCAAGATTGGGATGCTCAAAAGTTCGTAAAAGGCGAAGTTGATACTTATTATATCGGAGATAACTCAATATCTAAAGAAAATCTACGAAAGTATTTAGATGATAGTAAGTTCTCAGTTGCATCAAATGGAGTTCTTTATAGAACTGATACGGTTGGTTGTATACCAGGTATTCTTGATTTGTGGTTCGAACAGAGGGTAGAATACAAAAATGAAATGAAAAAATATGGAAAAGCAGGAAACAAAGAAAAATACGCTTTTTACCACAAACGTCAGTTGGTTCAGAAAATTTTACTTAACTCTTTATATGGTGTGCTTGGCCTTCCTGCCTTTCGGTTCTATGATGTTGATAATGCTACCGCTGTTACCACGACAGGACAGACAGTTATTAAATCAACTGCTGATATGGCTAACATCAAGTACAACAAGGAACTTGGTACTCCTGATGCTGACTCTAATATATACATTGATACTGATTCTGTATTTTTCTCAGCTACTCCCTTACTTGATAAACGAAACCCAACTTGGAGAGATAATGACCAAGATACAATAGCTGGTTATGTAAATGAAATCGCAGAAGAGGTACAAGATTATCTAAATAACTTCTATGATATACTTTCACAAAAGATTTTCAATGTTGATAAAGATAAACATAGATTAGAAATTAAGAAAGAATATGTTGCAAAGGCTGGATTGTGGATTGCAAAGAAAAGATATGCACAATGGATTATTTCAGATAATGGTGTACCTGTTGATAAACTTGATGTAAAAGGATTAGATGTTAAAAGGTCATCTTTCCCTAAAGCATTCCAAGAGTGTATGGGAACGGTTTTAATTGATATTCTAAAAGGTAAATCAGAAGATGAGATTTCAGATTATGTAGTAGATTTCAAAAAGAAAATGATAAATAGACCTATTGATGAAGTTGCTAAAAATTCAGCAGTTAAAAACTTATCAAAGTATCTACCAAAGGGTAAAAGACAATTATTTCAGTTTGGAAAAGGTACACCCGCTCATGTTAAGGCAGCTATATCTTACAACGATTGTTTAAAACATTTTAATGCACCATTCAAATACGAACCAATGAAAAATGGTGATAAAGTAAAATGGGTTTACCTTAAAGATAATCCACTTGGATTGGATGGTCTGGCCTTCACAGGTTATAATGACCCACCAGAAATAGAAAATTTCATATCAACTTATATTGACCATTCAAAAATCTTTGAAAGAGAGTTAAAAGGCAAATTACAAGATTTCTTCGATGCTATTGGGTGGGGAGATGTTGTAAGTGAGCAAAGAACTGCGGAAAAGTTTTTTAGTTTTTAATAATTTTTTGCAGGCATATTTATAATAAACAAAACTTAATACATTATGAAATTTAGAGATTGGAATCAACAATACGAAGTACCTACAAAAGATGGAAGTAATCCTTGGGATTATTCAAAATCTCCTATCTATGACGAGATTTTAAATTGTTTTCATGAAACACAAAGACCTGAAGATGTGAAACCATATAAAACAGATGGTAACACAAGATTACGAGACCCATTTAGAAAAATAAACAAATATAAAATACAACAATTTCTTGGACATATGAAAAAGAATGAGTACAAAGAAGTTGATTGGGTTGAAGATGATGAAGGCAAGATAAAGGCAATTATCTTATTTTATGATTTAAATAAAATGAGTACACAAACTAAAAATGTGAATTCATTTTCAAACGAAACATATGTTCTTCAGAAATCACGAGGTGATAAGTATATAAAAGAAATGGCGTGTTATCCTGGTTATGAGGAATGGTTACAAAGGTTAGTTGAAAAACATATCGCAAAACCACAAACTTCTGCTTTCTTTGAAGTTGAAGAACCAATTACTTTGGTTGAAATAGATAATCAGTTAAAAAGAAATAGAGATATCTTAACGAACTTAGGATTTACTTGTATTGATAATATTATTACTTCATTTGCTGATGTATATGGTATTTGGGTTAAAGGTGGTGATTATAAACCAATTGAAAGAGCTCAACAACTTTCTTTACAAAGATTAGATGTACCTGTTCAAGATACATCAAAGATAATGGAACAAATCCTTAAATTAAACATGGATGATTTTGCTAATCATTATTCAAATTATAATAAAGGAAACAGTTGGAGAGGAATGGTAGTTAGAGGATATGGTGGTTTAGTAGATTTCATTATCAAACCTGCAGAGATGACGAACTCTTGGAAAAAAGAAAATAAAGAAAAGTTAGAATGGGATGTGCAAGATACTCCATTAAGAAAAACTGTATCTGAGGTTGAGCATTTTGTTAATATTCTTAAAGAAGAATTACCTCACTTAAAGGATGAAGATAAATGTATTGAAAGAATTAGAATTCTAAGATTATCAAAAGGTGAAGGAGAATTAGAAAGGCATACTGATAGACAAGATAAGGATGCTGGTATTGGTAACGGCCAATGGACACGAATCCATTTCCCACTTCAAACAAACCCAGATGTTAAATTTACACAATGGAATTATGATGGTTCAAAAACTACTTTAAGAATGGGGTTAGGTGAGTGTTGGTATTTGGATATGAGAAAACCACACACAGCAATAAATTTTGGTGATGAAGATAGATATCATTTAATTATTGATATTCAATCAAATGCAGAAACAAGAAGATGGTTAGAAAAAGGAGCTGATAAATATCCTACTACACAAGAACCTGATGATTATACAGAATGAGAATACCAGAAGATAAGTTACAATCAATGTTTCGTTTAGCTGGTATTGAAAAAGAAAAGTTACACGAGGCTCTTGTTAAGATGGGTAAGAAACATCTTAAAACAAAGGCAATGAAAGATAATTGGAGTGAGGATAATCCTACTAAAAATTATTGTTATGTGATTGCAGAATTTGTTTATTATTATTTATCACCAAAAGGTTCTAAACCTTTTAAGTTACCTGGTATACCTGGTGATGATGGTTTACATAGATTCATTATGTGGCCAGATAATCAAATTGTAGATTTGGCTATTGACCAGTTTCCTAATTATGAAGAAGTAGATTATTCAAATGCTAAGATATGTTATTTCATGACAACAAAGAATAATAAAGGTCCATCTAAACGAACAAGAATATTGGCAGAACATTTAGGATATGATTTGCCAGAAGAAAGAGAAAAAGAAGTTAATACAAAGTTTTGGTAATGAGTTTAAGTAAATTTATAGAACCCACATATGAAGATAACAACGGTAGATTATGGACTGTTGATGAATTATTAGAATTAGTAAAAGATTGGGATGACCCAAACCCAGACCCTATCATCACAAAATTTGATGATGTTTATGTTGTACAAGATGAGTTACTACATTATGGTTCTAAGATTCGATTTGTAGATAAGTTCATCAGAGATGTACCACAGAAAGAAATTGTATTTGGTTCTTCACCCGCTACAGGTTATGCTCAGATATCTTTACCTGCTGTAACAAACAAATACGATAAGAAAACAGTTTTGTTTATGGCCAAGAGAAATCCTGAAAATTATCATGATTACCAAAAAAGAGGAATGGCACTCGGTGCTGAGTACAAATGGGTAAACATGGGAATGTTATCAGTAACTCAATCAAGAGCAAGAAAGTATGTAGAAGAGAATCCTGAAGAAAGAGTTCAGTTTCCTATTGGATTAGAACATCCAACTGTAATTGCTTCTATTATCAAAGTAGCGAGAAAACATATTGACCCAACTAAGATATCAGAAATTTGGAGTGTTGCTTCAAGTGGTACATTGGCTAGAGGTTTGGCTTTAGCATTTCCTGAATTACCAATCAATATTGTATCGGTAGGACACAAAATGAGTGAAAGAGAAATCGGTAGAGCAAAGTATTATAGAAGTGAATACAAATTCGATAAACCAATCAAAGAAAACGAACTAAAAGAATTACCATTTGAATCAGCTATTACATACGATGCAAAGGCATGGAGATTCGTAAAAGAGTTCGGCAAGAAAGATTGTTTATTTTGGAATGTTGGATATTAAAAAAAAGTTTTAAAAAGACTTGTGTAATTCAAAAAAATTTCGTATATTTGTAAAACAAATAAAATATAAAAGGCATGAACAGATACAATGAAAAGCAATTAGAGGAGAACTACAATAAATTTATTGAGGCTCTGAAGAAATCATTTGAAGGAGAAAGATTAGAAAAACTTCTTCATATGTACTCAATGGAAGAATTAGGACCAAACCTAATGTTATCTCCAGCGAGTGGTAATATTAACTTCCATAACGCATACGAAGGTGGTTATATTGACCATGTTATGAATGTTGCTAGAAACGCTCTCCGTATGATGAAGTTATATAAAGAGGCTGGTGGTAAAGTTGATTTTACCCAAGAAGAACTTCTCTTCACTGCCTTTCATCACGACTTAGGGAAACTTGGTCAAAAAGGTGAACTTCACTATATCGATAATGATTCACAATGGCATAGAGAAAAATTAGGAAAAGTTTACAAAAACAATCCTAAGATTCCACATCTATCTCACACAGATAGAACAATCTTTTTACTATCACAATATGGTATTCAGTACAATGAAAAAGAATATCTTGGTATGAAACTTACTGATGGTTTATTTGATGAAGATAATAAAAAATATCTAATTCAGTTTGACCAAGATAAGATTGTTGGTAAAACAACAAACTTAGGTTACATTATGCATTGGGCAGACCATATGAGTACTGTAATCGAAAGAGATGAAATATTTAGAAAATAATAAATTAGTATATGGCAAAACAATTAAAATTTGATGTACAGGCAAGAGAATCTCTAAAAACAGGATTAGATACTCTTGCTAATGCAGTAAAGGTTACATTAGGACCAAAAGGTAGAAATGTACTTTTACAAAAACAACATGGACAACCACATATTACCAAAGATGGTGTATCAGTTGCAAAAGAAATTGAGTTAGAAGATGTGTTTGAAAACATGGGAGCTCAATTAGTTAAAGATGTTGCATCTAAAACTGCAGATGATGCGGGTGATGGTACAACAACAGCAACTGTACTTGCTCAAGAAATAGCAAGATTAGGATTTGAGGCTGTTGATGGTGGA